AAACACGGGCTAAAAATGCAATGGCAACGGCTCAAAACTTACAAAATATAGAAGCTCAAAAAAATGCACAACTTGCCGAGGAACAGAGACAAAAAACACTTTTGCAAGCTGATATTCAAAAACAAATTGAGGAAGAGAGAAAAAGGACTACTTTTGCAGGGTCAGCAATGCAGGGGATAACAGAACGGAAACGGCTATTAGGAGTTTAATATATGTCTGACGAATTAATAAAAGAGCTAAAAAACTTAAATGACTCTTTAGCTACGAGCAAAAAAAACTATGAATCAGGTTGGCAAGATACTGCGAAGTATTTTTTACCGACTAAAACTGATATTACAACACAAAAAACCGAAGGCGATAATAAAGATATTTTTATTCTTAATGACTCAATAACAGTTGTTTCACTAGATAATTTTGCAAATATTCTTAATGGCACTCTTACTAATAAAAGTACCCCTTGGTTTAAAGTGTCTGTCCACGATGGCGAATTAAAAGATGATGATAAGGTAAATGATTGGCTTGATGATACAACCAAAAAAATATGGGACGAAATTTATAATCCAACTTCTAATTTTGAGGTGGCACATTACGAAAATTTACAATCTTTTGGTTGTTTTGGTAATGTTGCAATGAAAATCGAGGAAGGCAAAAACAGCCTATTTAATTTTAAGGCTTTACACATTAGAACTTTTGCAATTTCTGAAAATGATGAAGGCAAAATTGATACTTGTGTTTTAACTATGCAAATGCAGGCAAGGCAAATTGTTGGCAAATTTGGAGCTATTGAAGGGGCTAAGATACCCGAAGCAATAACCAAAGCAATGGAAAAATCACCCTATCAGAATTTTGAGATTAAATTATTTATAATGCCAAGAAAAGATAGAGACCCGAGCAAAATGGATACTGGAAATATGCCCTTTGTTGGATACTGGGCAGATATTACAAACAATACTATTATTTTAGAAATTGGATTTAATACTTTTCCTATTGCTTTTGGCAGGGGGACAAAATCCGCTGGCGAATCTTATGGAATGGGCAGGGCAATTTTAGCCTTAGCAGATGCAAGGACTCTTAATAGAATGATGAGCGATTATTTAGAGGCAAGTGAGAAATCATTAAAACCGCCTTTAATTGCGAATGCTGAATTTGAAAGGCAAATTAGTTTAAGACCACTTGCGATAAATAGAACAAAATCAATGGTTGGCAATGGGAGAGCCTTAGAACCAATTATCGACACAAAAGGTTTTCAACCAACTATTGAATTAATGTTAAATAAGCAAGAAGCAATAAGAAAAGTATTTTTTTTAGATAAACTTGTTGTTTTAGATGATCCAAGAGCCACCGCTACGCAAATTCTAGAATTAAGGGCGGAAAGCTACCGAATTATGGGAAGTATTGCCACCTCTATTGCCGAATATTTAGAAAGTATTTTAGATAGATGTTTTGATATTATTCTTAGAAAATCCTATGCCGAAGATGGAATATTTACTTTATTGCCCGAAGCTCCATTAAAAGAATTACCCGAATCTTTAAAAGGTAAAACCGATGAACTTACTGGCAAAATTGTATTTCCTAAATTCAAAGTTGAGTTTATTAATCCAATAACTCAAAGCCAAAGAAGCAATCAAAACAATTCTATTGATGCTTTTGTAATGTCTGTAATGAATATTGCACAAGCCAACCCCGCAATTTTAGATAGAATTAATTTCGATGAAGTGATAAAAGCTAAAGGCGATATTTTACAAATTGACCCTGCTTTGATTAGAAATGATAATGATGTTGAAGCCCTGCGGACTCAAAGAGACCAAGCAATGGCACAGCAACAACAATCAATGATGGCTAACACCGAAGCCAACACACTTAAAACAATGGCGGAGGCTGGTTTATAATGGCTAAAGATTTAAACGAATTACTAGAAAAAAGAGTTATAGATTTAGAGAATGCTTACAATAATACTTTTAACACCAATGAAGGCAAGAAAGTATTAAATGATTTGCTTAGAAATTTATTGATAGATGGGGATATACTCGCTAAAAATTATACCAGCGATGATGTCCTTGCATCTCACATACAAATTGGCTTGAAAATAGCCTATAAGTATATTGAGGATAATTTACCAGTAAATCTTATTAACATTAAATAAAAACTATGACCGATAACATTTTAGGACAATCAACACCAGCCCCAGTATCTTCACCAGCTCCAGCCGATGCAAATATTGCACCAGTTGCTAATCAAACTGCACCCGCTTTTGATTTTAATTCTTTTTTTCCAGAAGATATTAGAAAAGACCCTGAATTTGAAAGATATTCTAAAAATTTCCCTAAGGATTTACAAGGAATTGCCAAAGATTATTACCATAAAAATAAACATTTTGGCAAAGCTCGTGATGTTGTTAAGGCTGAATTAGAGGCTGAATTTAATAAACCAGCTGAATATAAGCCCGAAGATTATTCTTATGAATTGCCCGAAGGTTATGAAATCGAAAATGAAATCCTTGATGTTGCTAAAAATAAGGCTCGTGAATTAGGAATTAAACCTGAAATTGCTAAACAATTTGTCAAGGAATTATTTACTGCCGATGCTCAAATAGCTAATAAGCTTAATGAGGAAATGCAGGTTCAAGAAAAAACTAAATATGAAACCGAAAAGGCAATTACCGAAGGGCTAAAAAAGGAATGGGGTTTTGAATATGATAATAATGTTAAATTAGCTGATACCACTTTGGCAAAATTAACTACTCCCGAAGATTATGACAAAATTGTATCTTTACCTAAAGATATTCAAGCCACTATCGCTAAAGTATTTCATAAAATAGGAACTAGAATGAGCGAAGGTGCTATTGGTAATTTTAAAATAGCACAACCTATGACTGAAGCTGATTTTTTAGCTAAAAGGTCTGAAATTAGAAATTCAAATAAAATGGATTCTGTTAAAATGAGAGAAGAAGCCGAATTATATCAATCTTATTATGGAGGATAAAATGCCCTTAAACAAAAAAGGAAAAAAAATTAAGAAAACAATGGAAAAAGAATATGGCAAAAAAAAGGGTGAAAAAATCTTTTATGCCAGCGAAAATAAAGGCACGATAAAAAATATTAAAAAATAGTTGACAAATAAAAATACTATTATATTTTACTATTGTTAAATATTGTCCAAATGTAAGAGTAAAAGGGAGCTTTAATTAGTCTTTGAAATTAAGGGTAGCAATTAGGAGGGTGTAATACCCAATTTTTTTATTTTTAATTTTAAATTTATAATTATATGGCATCTAATATGAATGTGATGCACGTAAAACAATTTAAGGATACCTTAATTGAAGCCGTGCAAGTTCAACAATCTGCTCTCGAATTTGCCTGTGCAAGACGAGATGTTTTTAATGGCGAAGCTCTTTTTTTCAATAAAATAGGAACTACCGAATTAAAACAAAAAACTGGTGTAAATCAAACCATTACATTTTCCGATATTAACAATTCAAGACGAAAAGTATCTTTTGATACCTATGATGATGCTGTTGCCATCAATCGTTTCGACAAAGACCGCTCGGAAATTGTTGGTTTAGATACAGGTTATCTTAATTCTTTAAAATATGCTTGCGAGCGTAAAAAAGAAGAAATTATTGTAAATGCAGCAACTGGTTTAGCACACGAAGGCAAAGAAGGGGAGACCTCTAAAGCTTTTCCTGATGCAACTAATACTGTTTATCAGGACGGAACCTCATTATCGCAAGGAACTTCTAACGAAACTGGCACTAAAACTAGTTTAACTGCTGATAAACTTCTTCAAGCTATGTTTTTATTAAGAAAAAATATGAAAACTGGCAATATCAAAGAAAAAATTTATTGTGCAATTTCTGCCGAAGAAGAATTAACTCTTTTGCAAGACAATAAAATTATTAATCGTGATTTTACTGCAGGTCAAGTTCTTGATAAAGGAATTATTGGCTCTTGGTTAGGAATTAATTTTATTAGAACTGAATTGCTTAGAATGCCTGCTGATGGTATTCGTGAAATTTTATTGTTCACAGATCAAGCAATAGGTTTAGGAATGCCAGGCGATGTATTTTACAGAGCTGGTGAAAATCCTGAAAGAAAATATCAAAACCAAATGTATATAGAACTAAACTTTGGAGCAACTCGTGTTGAAGACGAAAAAATCGTCAAAATCCGTTGCAAATCTCTTTACAAAGCCGATGGTTCATTAATAGTATAATTTCAATTTAATATCAATTTAATTTAAGAAAAATTTATGGCTGTAATAGACTCAAATGAAAGTGTGAATTTAGCTAATTTAGCATTAAATCCACCTGTCCTTACACAGGCTCGCCTGAATGGTGCGCCTATTCGTGGGATAAAAGCAATTGTTGCAATCGCAGCAAATGACTCTGCAACTTCTAAATGGAGAATTGCAAGAATTCCATCAAATGCAATTTTGCATCAAATAACAATTTCTACAACTGCACAAGCTAGTAGCACTGATTTTGATTTAGGTGTAGCTTACTCACCTAATAAAAATAGTGGTATAACTCCAACTAATGCTGTCAATTGCTTAGCTGATGCTCTAACCCTAATTACTGCAAGTCGTGCTTTAGATGGTCTAAAAGATGTTAGTATTGCTAACTCTTTTAAAGAATTGTGGGAATTAGCTGGCTTATCTGTTGACCCTTGCTGCGATTTAGATATTATCTTTACCGCAAATACTATCGGCACTGCTGGTGGAACTGTTGGATTTAAAATTGAATATACTGTCTAATGCCTTCAAAAACCGACATTTGCAATCTAGCTTTAATTAAAATTGGTAAAAATCGTGTTATCGATATTGACACTGACCAAAGCCAACAGGCTACCGATTTAAAATTAGTTTATGATTTTGCACTTGCGGAAATTTTGGCGGAAGCTGACTGGTCATTTGCGGTGTTTCGACAAGCTCTAAACAAGGTTGTTGAAACTCCGCTTTATGAGTGGTCTTACAAATTTCAATTACCAACAAACCCTGAATATATCAGGCTTATCTCAATAGAGAATGAGCCTGACTATACAATTGAAGGCAAATATATTCTTACTAATACAGATAATATTAAAATTACCTATATTGGCAAGGTTATAGACCCTAACCAATACACAATCCCTTTTCAAAATGCTTTTGTAGCTTTATTAGCTTATAAAATATGCTATAACTTAACAAATTCTAGCTCTAGAGAAAAGGAAATATTGGCGGAATACCAACAAAAATTATCTTATGCTATAACCCAATACAAAACATTATCTGCCGAATCTGCTATCACTGATAACAGCTGGGCAACAACTAGAACGACTGGTGCTTAATGCCGACTATTAATGAAATACAAACAAGGTTTAATGCTGGTGAATTATCGCCAAACATTGACGGATTAGTTGATTTTGAGCCTTTTTTTTATGGAGGTTCAATTGTTGAAAACTTTGATGTTCACCCTCAAGGCTGGTTATTTAATAGAAAAGGCACACAATATTTAGGCGAAGTTAAAGACAGCACAAAAAAAACAAGGATAATTCGTTTTAAATTTAATATAGATCAAGTTTTAATTATTGAGTTAGGAGCTGGTTATTTTCGCTTTTATTATCAAAAAGGGTTAGTTTTAAGCGGTGGCTCTGCTTATGAAGTAGCTAATGCTTTTACCGAAAGCGATTTAGATTATATCCGCTACATACAAAAAGATGATATTGTTTATTTACTACACCCCTTAAAAGGTTTTTTTAAACTAATTAGAATTGCCAATAATAATTGGACTTATGCAAGTGTTGATATACAGCTCGGACCATTTCAAAAAGAGAATACTTTTCAAACTAGGTTATGTACCATTAATAACCACGGAGCAGTAGGAACAACTGGAACTTTAACCGCAAGTGGACACGCTCCTTTTACCGCTAATCATGTTGGCAGTTTATGGCTAGTTAGAGACGGCACTAATTATGCTTATCTTAAAATAACCGCCTTTACTTCTTCAACCTCTGTTAGTTATGTATCGCAAAATGTTATAGTTTCTGGAATGGTAAATAAAAATTTATTTACTTGGCGAGAAGGTGAATTTGGATTGCATCGTAGTTTTCCAAGGGCTATTACATTTCACGAACAAAGAATTGCTATGGCTGGCTCTATTAACGAACCGCAAAAAATTTGGTTTAGTAAAAGTGGCGAATATGAAAATTTTGATGAAGATTACACTTCTTTAACTGCCGATGATGGCTTTAATCGAACTATTGCAAGCACAACTAATGATTCTATTTTATGGTTATTTAGTGATGAAGTTTTATTTATTGGTTGCTCTGATTCTATATGGATTGCCAAGCCTTCAAACAATTCTGCTGGGCTGTCTAATAATGATATTGGCTTAAAAAGACAAGTCGCTTTTGGTAGTGAGTGGGTTGACCCTGTATATTCTGATAATACACCATTTTACTTACAAAGGGGCAAGCAAAAGGTAAGAGGTTTAAATTATAGCAATGCCGAAGGTAAATTTGGCACTCGAGATATTACAATTAGAAGCGACCATATCACAGGAAGTGGAATAAAAAGATTTGACTATCAACAAAATCCAATTAGCACAATTTGGGCTTTAAGAGAAGATGGACAAGTTGCAAAATTTGTTTATGAAAGCGACCAAGAAGTTAATTGTTGGACAAGATTTAAAACTGATGGATTAATTGAGGATATTGCAATTATACCTTCAAGCAAAGAATATGATGAAATTTATTTTGTTGTAAATAGAACAATAAACGGCACGACCAAGAGATTTATTGAAGTTTTAGAACCTAATTTTAGCTACAACAATATTGATTACATTTATTCTGATTGCACCTTAACCTATGATGGAAGGCAAAACACAACTTTGACCTTAACTACTACTACTGCAACCGCTGGAAGTTCCATCTTTACCGCAGGTAGTGTTGGTAAAGAAATACACAACATAGCGGGAATGGGTAAGGCTGAAATTATTTCTTATACTAGCGGGACAGAAGTCGAAATTAAAATTATTAAAGATTTTGCTTCAAATAGCCTTACTGCCAATAATTGGGGAATAGCTATGAATGAAGTTAGCGGGTTAAATCATTTAATTGGTGCCAATGTTGTTGTAAATGGCGATTTTGCCACTGATCCTAATGTAAAATTAGTTGACAATACTGGAAAAATAATATTAACTAGTTTTGCAGTGATTATACACGCTGGTTTAAAGTATGAAAGCAATTTTACCTCTATGCCAACCGAAAGTAGAAAGCTGGTGCAAGCTGTCGGCTCGCAACAACACAGACCATTAAGAATTACTGAAATAATTATTAAATTATTTAATTCTAGGGGCGGTAAAGTAATTTGCAGTGGAAAAACCAGCACAATTATTGCAAGAACATTTAACGATAAATGGGACAATGCACCAAGTATGAAAAATGGTATTGAAAAAATAACAACTGCTGGCGATTGGGAATATGACTCAGTATATACCATTATGCAAGATGAGCCACAAGCAATGAATATTAAAAATATAACTTATGAGGTAAGTATATAATATGAACCCAGCAATGATTGTAGCAGGAGCAGGAGCGGTTATAAATTTAGCAGGCTCTATTTATGGTGCCAATATGGCTAAAAGGGATTTAAAAAGACAACAATTAGCTTTATTCGACCAAGCAAGATTAGTTGAAGAGCAAGGCGAATTTCAAGCAATAGAAACTGGAAAACAATTTGAAAGTTTATTAGGCGAACAAAAATTAGGAATTGCAACCAGTGGGGCAGAATTTGAAGGCTCTGTTATGAATATACTTGACAAAACTATTAGAGATAAAGAAACTAATGTCGCAATGATAAGAAGAAATGCACAAGCCGAAGCTAACTATTTAAAAGCCCAAGCGGAGCAAATAAGAAAAAAAAGAAGAGGATTAATGGCAAATGCCGTTATTTCATCTTTAGGAAATATCGGACAATCGGCAACATCATTTATGAAAGTTGGAGGAGGAAAAGGAAATAAATCCACAAATCCCAAAACTTTAAAAGAAATAGAAAATAACTTGTAATTATGGTAAAAATACCTGATAGCTATGGAATGGTTGCAAAACCAACAACACAAACACAAATTGCAATGCCAAATAACGGCTCGCAATTAACCGCTCAAACTATGCAACAAGTAAGCGGTAATTTGATGAATATGGCTGTGCAAATGGAATATATCAACCAAAGAGAACAAGAATCTTTTAATGCCAGTCAATTAATAGACTTTAAAACTGAATTAGCTCGTTTTGAGAACCAAAAAAGAGTCGCATTAACAGAATTGCCTACAACTGATGCAAAAGCAATAGAAACGGCTAAAACTCAATTTATTACTGATAGACGAAAATTTGTTGATGAATATTCAAATAAATATCGTGATAATAAGCAAGTTTCTGACTTGATTAAAAGACAAGCTAATGCCGAAAGTGTCGATTTTGAATATGATGTAAATCGTGTAATCTCTAGCAAGAAAAAAGAATATGGGCAAAATGCTATTTATAAATCTATCTATGATATTAACAATCGCTTACAAAATGGCGGTAGCATTAGTAAATTAGGAGGACAACTACAAGAAACCCTACAAACTGGTTTAAAAGCTGGATTAATAGACCAACAAGACATTATAAGAGAAACTGAAAAGCAAAAAAACATAATTGAGGAGTTACAAAGGCAATATGAAAAAACCCGTTATGCTAACCTTATTGCCGATGGTAAAATGCAAATTGACCCTAGCAATAGCGATGATAGAAAACTTGGTGATTTAGCTTATCAAACTACTTTGCAAAAAACTAGTAAGCAGGGAATTGACCCAATGGTTGCTTCTATGAATTTTATTCAAAAGACAGGATTTGTGCCAAGCAACGTAAAAGGTATATGGTCAACTCAATTAAATATTGGAACACCACAACAAAAACTTACTACCGCAAGCAATATCGCAAGTTTAATTGACGAAAATCCCCGCTTACAAAATCAATTTAATGCCGATGATGTAAGTTTTGCAATGGAAATTAAAAAAAGGGCAAATGCTGGATTGCCACCAGCTCAAGTTTTGGATTATGCAGAAAAAGAGGTTAGTAAATATCAATCGATGGATAGAGTTGCTAAAACTCAAATAATTGCACAAAAAGACTTTAAAAAAGCCATTGACAGCAATTATAAAGATTTAGTTGGTGATTATAATTCTATATTTTCAAGAAATCCTGCTGTTGAAGATGGTATTAAAACCACTTTTGAACAAATTGTAAGAGATCAATTTTTAAATAACAAAAATGCAACTTTGGACGGCTCTATTGAATTTGCAAAAAATCAAATTAAAAATGAATTTACCACTACTGAGATTGGACAAAAAAAGGTTATGCGATATGCACCAGAAACCTTTTATAAACAATATAACGGCGGTGATACATCGTGGATTAAAGGGCAATTTGCGGGAAAAGTAGCTGAACACACTTTATTGCCAAATTTTGACACTATTGACAAAGATTTCTCTTTAATTCCACACCCTAATTTTATTGCTGGTGGTAAACCCGCTTATTTTATAACACAAAACAAAGGAAATAATGGCAGAATGGATATTATGCTTGATGCTTTTAATCGCCCAGTATTATTTGCCCCAAATATGGAAGAAACTGAATGGTATAAAGATACACAAAAAGAATATAATAAAAAAAGAAAAACACCACTTACAAGACAAGAAATGTTGCAAATATTAGAAGATAAGGCAACCACAAGTGATTTTACAAAAGCTGTTAGAATGGGCAGTAAAGGAAGATTTGCCGAAATATCAACTGGGTCATTAATTGATAGACCGCAAATTAAGAAGGTTGCAACCGAGAAAACATCATCATTAATTGATAAGATTAAAAATTATGATTACAATCAGCCAATAGAATCAATTAAGACTATAATTAATAATTATGGTAAATCTTTTAGTGTTTATCAAACACAAATGCACCAAGCTATGCAAGATGAATATAAAAATTTTTTAGGTGAAAGTGAAATGCTTAAAATAAAAAATGAAAATCAAAAACCATTAATTGATATAAAAATAGAAGATTTTTTAAATGTTGATTTATATAAAAAAATTACCAATCAACTACCAGAAATACAACAAAAAATCCAAAAGGTTATGGAATATCAAAAACAACCTGACCCAGCACCTGCAAAAGTTAAAGAGATTACAAAATTAAATATAGATATTGAAGGTTATAAAAAATTATATAATGACACTATGCAAGAGTTTCAAAATGGCAAAAAGGCTTTAACCGATAAAATATCTAATGTTTATAACGATGTCGTTAATTCTTTTACTCAAAAACAAATAGAAACTACAATAAAAGATAAAATTAATTCTATAAAAGAAAAATCTAAAGAAATTGCTCCTGCAACCGAAAGGGCAAAATTAAATCAAGGTAAATTAAATCCGCAAATAGATTACACAGTAGACCTGTTTAATGAAACAAGTGAAAATACTGTAATAAACTTTTTAAAAGAATTTCCTAATATTAGAAAATTAAGACAAAAAGCAATTGAAGATATTTCTAGATATAGAACTCAGCGACAAGGAGTTGCTAATATAACGGGTTTTGAAAACCCCGACCCAAATATTAGTTATTACCGAACAGCGACATTTAGCACTATGGCTTACGCAAGGGAAATACAAAAAATTTATAAAATTGATAAAGATTTAGCTTTTTTAATAGACCTTGATTTTACTAGACAAACAAATAAAACTGATAATATAACTGGCGAAAATTTAAAACCTACCAATTATTTTAAACCACGGATTGAAGGATTCAAATTAACTGATTTCTGGTCAGAGGAAAATTTAGGGAGTTATTAATGCCATACGATTCAAGAATTATTAATCCAGCAAAACCAGATGCAGTAGGGGCTCAAAATTTAATAATGGCGGAAGCTGAAACGGCTCTTGCAGGTGGTTTTTATGGAACACCCGAAGACCCGCAATCGGCAAGCCCTTTTTTAACACAATATTTGCCAAAGAAGCAACAAGAATATTCGCAATCTGAAATTGCTAAATCAGCTTGGGAGCGAGAAAATGAAATTGGCTCTTTTATTGCAAGCGAACAAAGCGGTTTTAAATATAATAATGAAGTTGACCCGCAAGACCCTAATTTTGATATTATTGATTATATTTTTGACGAAGTTGATAATACTGATTATGCCCCTTATAGTGAAAACTTTTTACAATTTAAAAATCGCAGAAATGCAGAATTGTATAAAAAACATTTAGACAAAGAATTTAAAAACACTGAAGTATTGCAAAATAGCGGTTGGAGTGGTTTAGCTTGGGGTATTGGTGCAAGTTTATTGAGCCCAGTAAATCTTATTCCTATTGGAGGCGGTGCTTACAAAGCATACAAAGCGGGACAATTGGCAAAAGGGGTTGCCTTAACTGCTGGAACTGGTGCGATTTCTATGACTGGAAGTGAAGTATTGCTACAAGGATCACAAGAAAGCAGGACATTAAGCGAAAGTGTTTTGAATGTTGGAGCTGGAACTATTCTTGCTGGTGTTTTAGGCGGTGTTAGTGCCACCTTAAGCAAACAAAAATTTAACAAAATTGCAAAGAAAGTTGAAAATGATATACAAGTAGACCAAGCCGAAGTTAGAATAAATCCCGAAACTCAAGACTTAGAAATAAGACCAGACTCAGCAAGTGCGGCGAGTGTTAAAGAATACGAGCCAATCCGTAAGCAATATGACGAAGTCTATTCGCCTGAATTAAAAGCTAGAGGCGAAACTCCACTGCCTTTTAAAGATTACCTAAAACAACAAACTGCCCTAGTGCCAACAATTATTACTGATGTTGCAAAATTGGCTAAAATCGATAAATTGACCAGTAAAATTAGATTGGTAAATAATCTTAATCCTATTCAAAGATTAACAAGGACTGAATTTGCCGTAAAGCCCCGTGAATTTGCTGAAAGGCTTATGAAAACAGGAATGTTCACTAACAAGAATTATGATGGAATTGCTAATGCACAATCGGCAGAAATAAACAAGAAAGCAACCTTAGCAAGATTTAACCACGATTATAAACCTGCTGAAAACAAAGCTTACCGAGATTATAAAAAAAGAATTAAAGAAACTGGAGCGAGTCAAATAGACCAATTAATTAAAAATGATACACAATTTTTCGAAGCTGTATCAAGAGCAATGATTAATCAAGATGTTATAGGAATACCTGAAATTGACAATTTGGCAAAAAATGCAAGAGCAAATGTATTTAACAATTTAGGGCAAGAAGCAATCAATGTAGGATTATTTAAAGAGGGTATTCTAGACAAAGCCCCAAAAACCGCATTATCTTATTTTCCTAGATTGTTTAATAAATTAAAAATAAGTGCAAGAGAAAATGACCTCCGAGCTTTACTGACTGATAAAATCAAAAAAGTTTTATTGCCACAAATTAAAAATTCTGAATTAAACAAAGAAAAAACTCTAAATACTCGTATTCTTGATTTACAAACTAAAAAAGTTCAATTAGAAAATAGACTAGAAAAAGCAAGTGAAGCCAAAATTAAAGAAGCTGTGCAAAATGCTACTATAAACGAGCCTAACATACCGACCGAATACAAACAAACTTTTATTGATGCTATTAATTTTTCTAAAAGTAGAAAAACTTCTTTAGATGAATTTGCCGATGCTTTATCGCAAAATTTGCCTGATAGTTTTCCATTTACTTTTGATGATATTGAAAAACTTTATAACAAATATGTCAAAGGTGAAGAATCTATATTTAGCACCGAAGAAGCTATAAATTTATTAAATCGCTATAAGGAAGCTGAAAAAACTATTAAAAATACTAAAATAAAATCATTGTTTCAATATATTAGAGATTTAGGCGGAATTAATGACTATGGCGGCGAATTAAAATCCATGGGCATCACTAATAGAACAATGCCTGGTATGATAAGAAAAACACCTGAATATTCACGGGGATTTTTCGGCGATAATTTTAAAACTTCGCAATCTAGGGGAGCTGACGATGTAATTAGACAATTAATTGAAGAAGGTTATTTTGCAGAATGGGGCGGTGAAAATATGGCAGAACCAACAATAAGGGATTTATACGATTTAATGAGAAGAGAGGCACACGGCGAAAAAATATATTCTTCTAAAGATATTGAAAAAGTGCAAATCAAAGAAACTGCACAAAACTTATTAAATGAATTAGAGCAACTTGGAATTGATTTTGACAAAATACAAGAAGCCGTAAAGTTAAAAAATGGCAGAATTAAAAAACAAATTGAAATTAAAACCGAAAATGCAAGCAAAGTAATCGATACCAAAACCTTTATTAAGATTGATAAACTTTTGGCAAAAACTGAAATTGAATTAATGGATAAAAAAATTAATACTTTAAAAAATCAATATATAACAAAACAAATTGAAGTGAGGTCAAAATTTGAAGATATGGGCGATGAAAATGATTATGTTAATGGAGTTGTTGATGACTTAATTGCTAAATTAAAAGGCGAAGATAGATTAGGTTTAATTAACGATACTGACATAAAAATTGAAAGAAGAGGACCATTAAAAGAAAGGACTTTAAATTTTATTAGAGATGAAGAATTAGAGCCGTATTTAGAGAGAGATGCTAGAAAAGTTATAGACTTTTATGCTAATACTGTTGCAACTGATATTGAAATTGCAAGAGCTTTTGACGGCGATTTAACTTTAAGCAATGCTATTGAAGATATTTCAAGAGAATATGACGAAGTAAAGGCAGGAGTTCAAGACGAAAGCCAACAATTAAAAATCGATAAAGAAAAAAGACGGGTTATTAATGATTTAACCTCGGTTGCTAAAATTATGAGGGGTTTTTATAATCCTGTTAATCCTGATGACTTAATTATTAGAGCTGGCAGGGTTGCAAGGGAATATAACTATATAGCTAAAATGGGACAAGTAGTAGTTGCATCAATTACAGATATTTCAAGACCAATCGCAAAACACGGGCTTAAAACTTGGGCTAGATATTTACCTGAATTAATCACCAATTTAAAAGGAATAAAATTAAATATTAAAGATGCTAAATTGGGTGGAAACATTACTGATATTGTTGCTCCTGATAGAATGGCAAGTTTTGCGGGTTTAAATGATAAATTTGCTAGTCAAACAAGCACTTTTGAAAGATATGTTGAAAATGTATCTAAATTTATGAGTAAAACAAATATGATGCCTGTATGGAACGATGGAATGAAAAGCTGGAGTTCTGTTTTATCGCAACAAAGAATGATAAGCTCAATTAAAAAATATGAAACTCTAGACCGCCAAGAGATGGCTTATTTAGCACAAATTGGATTAGGTAAAGATGATATACCTATGTTAAAAGACCAGTTAAAAAAATATTCTTACAAGGAAGGAAATTTATTAATTGCCAATACCGAAAAATGGGATAATGCACAAATGGCAAGAAAATATTATAACGCTTTAAATACCGATATTGACTCAACTATTATCACAATGGGGGTTGGTGATTTACCATTAAAAGCAAATACCGAAATGGGCAAAGTGATTGCACAATTCAAATCATTTACTTTTGCTGCTACACAGCAAGCCTTAATGTCGGGATTGCAACAAAAAGATTTAGCCGTATTAAGTGGCTTAATTAGCGGAACTTCTCTTGGTATGTTAGTTTATTATTTTAAAAGAAAAATAGCTGGCAAAGAATTATCTGATGATCCAGCCGTTTGGTTAATGGAGGGTTTAGATAGAAGTGGATTTCCTGCAATTTTATCTGAATACTCGCATATAGCGGATAAAGTCGGACTTGGTGTTAATAGTTTATTAGGTGTTGAGCAATCAAGCCGTTATGCTACAAGAAATTTTGCCGCTTCATTACTTGGACCAACAATTAGTTTAATAGATGATGGAGCCGTTGCCACTCGTGCTTTAACTTCTGGCGAAATTAACGCAACCGATGCAAGGGCAATTAGGAGAATGATGTTTTTAAATAATCACTGGCTTTTAACTGGAGCTATGGATAGATTCCAAGAAAGTATCGTGAACACTGAATAAAAAAATTGATAAATAAAAAATAAAAAGTATTTTAATTAAAAACTATTAATATATGACTATAACAACACAAATTTTAAGAAAAGATTATACCGCAAATGGTTCTAATATCACTTTTGCCGTAGATTTTCCAATATTTTATGAATCAAATTCAACTCCTAAATTTTCTTTAGAAGTTATTACAACCGATACTAGTGGAATTGAAACAAACAAGACTGAAACTACCGACTACACGATAACTTATACAACTATTGAAAATGGCATTATACCAATTTGCAATGTTGTATTTAATACCGCACCAACTAACGGACACAAAGTAAGTATTTTAAGAAAAGTAAATTTAACTCAAAATGCAGAATTTACCGAATCAGGCACAGAAAAATATAGTGGCAAAGCCGTAGAAAGTGCCCTAGATAAATTAACATTACAAACTTTACAAATTCAAGAAAATCTTAATCGTGTTGTAAGATTGCCAAAATCATCATCTTTAACAAATATTGAGTTTCCAATAAATGCTAGTGTTGCCGATGAGGTTATTTGTATTAATAGTGCTGGCGATAATCTAACAACTAAAAATTTAGCCGATGTTAGCTTAGCTCCTGTTTCAACTTACATTAAAACTCTACTTGATGACACTACCGCCTCGCAAGCAAGAACCACTCTTGATGCACAACAATTAAATTCTAACCTTACGGCTCTATCAGGCTTAACTGGTGCTTCAAATAAAATACCATATTTTACTGGTGCAGGGGCAATGGCTTTGACTGATAAAATTAACCCAGCCACCACCACCACCCAAGGAATTACTTACCTAAATAATCCTATAACCATTGCAAATAATGCAACTACACCAAATACAGATATTGATTTTTCTGGTGGTGTTTTTAAATTCTCTGATGGTTCTGGACAAGAAGTAGCATCTGCTCTAACAAAAAGATTGCAATCAAGCGGAGCTTGGTCTGCTGGTGCAGGCGGTAATATGTTATTAAGTGGTGCAAGGGCAAATTCAAGTGATTATCATCTTTTTGCAATTTACAATCCATCAACTGGTGTAAGTGATTATGGTGCTTTACTTGGCGTTGCAGGCACCGCTCCTAACCCAACCTCTGTTTTGCCAAGCGGATATACTAAGTTTGAATATGAAGGCACTGTACACACTGATTCAAGCGGAAATATATTAAGATTTACACAAACGATGCAACATTTCGTATTTCAAACGGTTATTAATTCTATTAATGGAGCATCTCAATCTGCTGGAAGTGAAACTTTAAGAACAATAAGAACCCCACTGGGTATAAAAACAAAAGTCCGCGGTTCGATACTTGGAGTTGCTAGTTCAGCTGGCTCAGCTCATCTTAAGGCTTACGATGCAGATATTACTAGCGCAACAATTGCATCAAATGATGGACAAGTTTATATTAGCAATGGCGTGACCCTCGGCGTGGGATATTTTGAAGCAATAACAAACACATCAAGTCAAATTAAAACCAACCTAGTAAATACTTCAGGAACGCCGTCAATTGCGTGTTCTATTACAATTAGCGGATACGAAAATCTTGCATTAACTCAATTTTAAAACCTATGGTTCAAATAAACACAAAAACAGGCGATATATTCCAAGGCGACACTTTACAGCCTGATTGCCGTTGGGCTAGTGAAGCCGAAGCTCAAGCTTATCTATTGGCTAAAGCAAAAGAAGAAAAGCTAGCTCAACTACGCATTAATTTTAATAACGCAAGTCAAAAACCTTTTGCCCTTAACCAAGTCAAGCAAATTGATAAAGATGGCAAAGTAATTGGTGTTATTAATGCTACTTACAATATAGCTGATGCAAATTCATTGACCGATAGTGCAAATATAATTTTTGCAGGTTCGTTTAT